AGAAATGATTTTCGTGTTAACGTTTTGTAATAAAACATTGATACGTCAACCATGGAAATCCCATAAGGTTCGAGGAATCTCTTAAATAGAACTTCCATTGATTTAACATCAAGGTTATTCTTATTAAGGTTCCAGAAACCTCCTTGGGGTCCTAAGATACTAAATATTCATTTGGCTGATGATAAATCATTCTTATTGAATAATTTACTCAACCATTTGGATAATACTGATAGTTCTAGTTTCAAAATTGAATCATATTCTTTTTTGTTGTAATCTGCAATAACAGAAGTTATAAACAGTGGATTCCTAATTGATTGCAAGATTGCTTTTGATCCTAAAGGTGTTAGATTAACACCCGAAGAATAAAACCAATTCTTAGCAAATTCAATAAGTTTTCCATCAAAACCTTTTATAGGGTTTATGACTACACCTAAAATAGTATTCATCAACTTGTTATAGGACTCTGCCAGTTTCCGAGAGGCAATGGCAACATCGTCTCCAAGAATAGCATAAATAGGTATCCGATTCCCGTTATCATCTTTTAATAATTTGATTCCTGCATCAACTAACGCTGAATGCATGATCACATGGTTGGTTAAAGCCAACATCGCAAAAGATGAATAGGCCCCCATCGGTTGACCAACCTCGTAAAGGTACTGTTCTCCCTTAAATTCATAAGGGTATCTTAATAGTTTTCTCCATAATTCACCCGGTAAACCTAACTCAGTCAAGATATCTGCCTGTAATATTACAGGGAGTCTATCAGTGGCTGCAGAAAGATCAACCGATTGAAATTCTGGATAAACCTTAAGATCCAACAGATTCCTTACGGGTTTCAACTGATCATTTGTCCCATCCTCTGGCACTTTGTCCAGAAAGGAATAAATGCAATCGTGTAAAGGTCTTAAAAGTATTTGTACCCAATTATTGGTAATTCCAACAATTCTACATTTTCCTCTTAATTCTTTAATTAATCCCAATCTACCTAAACTTAGGTCGATAGGGAATAGAATAAAAGGTAAACATATAATTGTCACCAGTATTAAAACACTGATATAATGGAAATACCGTAATCGGAACGCATACTTAAACACCGATACATAAATTGAAGGGTTTCTCATCAATGCAATGAGGTCCAAACCAATACTTAAATAGGCTATATTAGCATTTACACCACCCTTTGTACTCATAAAGAAAATAGGAGATTTTAATCTCTTATTTTCAAAATAAGTAAAAGCATCTAAAGATTTCAAAGCACTTCTGATCAAATCCTTATCTAGAGTTGGTGATAGACCTTTAAATTGGCCTGTCACTGTCTCAAAATTTGGAATATGGTCTTTAGGACTAAGAGCTCTAAAGATACTAAAGGTTGATATTAATGCTCTAATAAATGCGGAAGGTTGTAAACCTCTTTCTAAATCTCTAACAAGAGATTCGAAAAGAAGTTTATTTTCCAACCCCATTATCTTAGGTAGTCCATTCTTGTATTTTTTAACCCATGTTTTCTTGTTATTCAATCCCTTACCAGCAATAAAATTTCCAATTAACCGTAAACACTCTGTTAGATATTGGATCGTGAAAAGAACTCCTGAT